TAAATAGAAATTAAATATTTCTTCGAATAAAGGTAAGTATAGTTTATGGAAAAACATAACACCCGTATTACCATAATTTGTAATGTCTAGTGGAACTCCTTTAAAAAATTTACCGTAATTCTTTATGCTGTCATATACCCAAGCCCAATTAACTAAATCTCTAACCATACAGAAATCTTCTTCGAACATATCAAATACATTAGGTGCATCCCATTTTATCATAGTATCGGCATCAACTATACCAATCTTATCATAACCTACTCCATGTTCGAATATAAGTTCTTTATTCCACACAACTCTACCACATCGTTCATCATTAGTTTTGATTACTTTAAGGTCACAGTTATTATTCTTACACCAATACTCCCAACTTTTTATACAATATTTTGAGTATTCATTATGGTCAATCTTAGCAGAGTCAACTGTTATGCTGATTATATATATTAAATTCTTAGCCATAGTACATATTAAATAATTCATCCATAAGCATATTTCTATAATCTCTATCCATAGCATTAAAATGAGTTACATAGGTATACTCACTTATAACATTCTTATTTAATGCCCTTTTAGATATTAGTCCCTGAACATTGTATCGAATGTCCATTACTTTTAAAGATATATGATTATACTTTTCTTTTATATATTTTCTTATTAGAAAATTCAAAACCGTTTGGTCTCTACCTACTCCATAAGAAGTTTGAATAGAATTCAGGTCATTATAATTTGCCAAAACATAATTTCCTATGTCTTTGTATAAATCTATTGAATTTCTATCTAAGACTATGAAACCTGAATTAAAGTACTCAAATGGTGAAACTATATCTAAATCACTAAACTGATGCTTATGGTATGCTTCTATGCTTCTCACTATCCAATCATAATCAGTATCATCTAAAGATACTCCAATCTCATTAGGTTTAATGCTATCGAAGAAATTAGGGCATTTAGGATTAACTATAGTATCATTATCTACTATAGCTATCTTATCAAATTCTATATCAGACTCTTCTAATACCTGCGTTGCAAATACTTTCATCCAATGAGGTTCTATACTATTTACATCTACATCATATTCTATAACTTCGATGTTGTATCTTCTTCCCCAAATTTTCCAAGAGTCTATACAGTACTTTGAATATTTGTTATTTCCTAAATTAACTATGTATATGTAATTCATAAACTTTTATATAATTCGTTTTGTTTTTCTTGTCTAGCAATACTTTTAGGATGGTATAAGCAATAAACTTTATCTAAAGGAAGCCTAGACACTACAGAAGCTCCTACAACAGTTTCATGAACTTTACCTTTCCATTTAATAGTATCTTTATTCCTATACAATCTTGCTTGATAATCAGGAAAATTTATGATAGGCTCTTTATACATTATACTTAATCTATCCTGTATCTCCTTTTCAGATATTACTAAATCAAAATGCTTAAGCATAAAAAAGTTATCATCGAATTTCTCTATTTCTCTATGGTTCTGTATTAAGTCATCACTGCTAATATTCCAATTCCATTTCTTAATATGTTCTATAGTAATTCCATCAACTGTATTTACTCTTGGAATGTATATTAAATCCAATGACTCAGGATTTGATTGGATAATATCCGTAATATTTTCAGCTAAATCTTTAGAAGGGTATTCATCCGCATCTAACTGAAATATCCAATCCTTTTCACATAGTGAATTTGCTACATTTTTATACCTAGCGAAATCTCCATCAAAAGATTCTCCATGAACTATAGTATCAGAATTTAATTCAACATACCTTTCGATAACCTCTAAAACTTCAGACGTTACTTGGTTAGTATCATATTGAATAACTACTTCATCTTCATCTTTTGGGAATATAGACTTGAGTAATCTATCTAATTCTTCATGTTCATTGCATACTGTAATTAAATAACTTATCATATTCTAGTTATTTAGACTTTCATAAGATATATTAACAAAATGTTTGAAAGCTTCAGTGAATTTATCCTTTGGGAAATTTACAGAATTTTCAAAATCAATATAATTCTCTAAATACTTTCCGATGTTGTTTGGGTCAGGATACTTCTTAGACTCATCTTCACTTAATTTTTTTATAGGAGTTACCTGCCACATAAATGTTGTACCATCAACGTCATCAGGAATTGGATATATAGATGACGTATCAGTGGCCTGCATACAAGGAATCCAAACATTACGATTTCCATCAACTACTCTAAAATTAAATGCTGTTTTAGCAATACTGCTTTCTAACTTGTTTAATGTTTCAGAACCATCAATAAGGAATGAATTTGTTGTATAACCTGAATCCATACATATTTTTGACGTAAGTCCCGTAGCATCGTCCTGTTCTACCAATACACTCAAATTATGTGTTATTGGAGATATTTCATCATAATTACTTTTCATAATTTATATTTTTAATTTTGGAAGATTCAAAACAATCTCTTCGGCTACCTTAATACTATCTAGTATGCCGTATAATTTCTCAGACATTTTTTCAAATGTAAAATTTTTACTAGTATACTTTTTCTGATTTTCAGCCATTTTTTTATATTCTTTGTAATTATTTTCCAAAGACTGTAAAACTTTCATGGCATATACATAATTTACGGTAAACCACTTTGCTTCTTTCATAAACCATGCATTTTGTACAGATTTATGTACATCTGTCAAATCACCGGGCAAGAGGACACACATCTCAGTATTCAAAAAATCAACTTGACCTGACCAATTAGATGCTACCACAGGTTTACCTGACGTAGTAAATTCTAATAAAGGTCTTCCAAATCCCTCTCCCTTAGTAAACGAAATCATTGCTTTAATCTTTGAATAGTTATATAACTCATTCATTTCAGATTCTGTCAAATTACCATGAATTATATAAACCGATGGACAGTTTTTAATCTCCTTAGTAATATAATTAATCCTTGACTTCATCTCTTGTAAATCATGTACACTATAATTAGCACCACTTGTTTTAAGAATTAATGCAGGTCTTGTAGTAGATGGTTTATTCTTAAAGGTCTCACAGAATATTTTAATGAGCATCCCGACATCTTTCCTGTCTTGTCCCAAATCACCTTCCAACCAATGACCTACAAATAAATAACAATTAGACTCTTTAATAGGATTTAACATACTTCGCATCTTATCCGAAGTTACAGATACTGTTTTATATACTGAAGTATCCACTCCTTCAAATAATACTTCTAGTTTTAGAGAATCTTTTAACTTTACAGTATCTACTAATATGTCTGTATCTTTTTCATGCTTATCAAATATTGAATTTTTGAATACATCTATAGTATGATTACTCGTACCTATAACCATATCCATATTATTGCATCCCTCAATCCATTCAGGTTTACATAAATCTGTTTCAATACCCGCAGTAATTCCTATATTATATTTTCCTAATCTGATAAATTCATTCGGAATTGTTATCTGTATAAATATATCAGGGTTAGGTGTATCATTGTTAACTATATGTTTCTCAATAATCTTACCCTTTTCAGTATTGACATCTAAACCATCCCATGCTGTAGAGCCCCAATTTAAAGGATGTATCTCTAATTTGTATTTAGGATTTTTTATAATAGAGTATGCAATATCTCTTGAGTGGTCTCCGTATCCTGACCTTGTCATAATCGGAGCATACATTAAAACTGTTTTTACCATATTACCAAGTTATTCCTATGTTTTTAGATGAATTATCAATATGACTTACTACTTTTTCTACTGTAAAAGATTCTCTAGGTTTCCAATCAGATAATAGTCTATCTATATGCTTTACAAATCTATTTGACATTTCAATAGAAGACATCCCACTCTCTTTAGTTAGAGCCCATTCTCTACCCTTCTTCCCAAAATTTTTCCTATCATCCCTAGACATGTTATACCAATAGGCTATAGCATCTGCAACATCTTCGAATTTACATCTATCATCAAAAATATATGGAGTTACTACAGAGCCTTGCAAAGACCTATTAGACGGGAATACAGGTTTTACCCATTCACCATGATTCTTGTATGTACCTGCATGATTAGATGATACATCCATATCAAAATCTATCCAATTACCATTCTCGTCTGAGAATCTACATTGGTCTTGTAAACCTCCTGTAACATTGTTTATAATAGGAGTACCTGCCATAATAGATTCAGCACCGCTAAGTCCAAATCCTTCATTACTAGCAATATTTACAGTAACATCAGCTAAGTTATACATGAAATTTAGTTCTTTAACTCCTAATTTCTTATCTGAGAATATAACTTTGTAATCATTACACAAGGTATTCTTGACTGCAATCAAATCCGTACCATTCTCATCTACAGGTTCAGTATGCATCAATAAACATACTCGTGAAGATTTATCTTTGGGTAGACTATCACAGAATTTTCGGTATGCTAATATTAAGTCTCCTGATTGTTTTCTTCTAATATTTCTATTATTCCAAAATATCAAAAAATCTACATTGTTGTTTACTCTAAATTCATCCTCAAAATTTTTGAACTCTGTAAAATCTTTGTGTCCATCTTCAATGGGATGATAATACTTTGAATTGATACCATGAGGTACAAATGCCGTATAAACTACTCTATTACTCATATAATTCTATAATATTTACATTGTTATTAACTAATACGTTTTTATGTATATTGTGTGATTGTTTACTAATTCCTAATACCATATCGCAAGAAGCATACGACATCCAATTATAATTTGGAAACGGAGTATTATCCCAAATAGCGTAGTATATAATAGGACAATGAGACCTAACTTCATGTTCCATCTGATACAACCATTGCCAAAATCTTGGGTCTGTAAAATGGATTATAGCATCAGGCTTTATAGTTTTTATCAAGTATCTTAAGATGTGCGGGTCTCCGTATCCATTCCAAGGCATTACTTTAACATCTGCATGGTCTATACCTAACTCATTGTTAACATCGTCAGATACATCAATTATCTTCCCTATTTCAGGGTGTTCGATTGCTGCCCCTAATTGAAACCAATTATAATGTTCAGCAGTTCCGACAACAATTTCTCTACTCATAGTACCAATTCCTGAATGAAGTCTTAAGTCATCAGAAAGAAGCAGTATTGTTTTCTTCTCAGGTTTACTTTTTTTTAATTTTAATAATTCCATATATTATATAACAGTTTAAATTACTAAGGTAGGTTTATCAGTAGTACAGTTTTGTACATACTTTAGCAAATTATCTATAAAAACATCTTTCTTATTATTATTCTTTAAAATTATAATCATATCACAATCAAAATACAAATATTTATATCTTAAATTCATATTATCTACATCGTATCTTTTATTATGAAACATTCTCGGAAAATAACTATGTTCTGTGTAATTAAAATGATTTGGAATATACTCTATAAATCCATAGTTTAATTCTAAACTTAATGATTTTATATAACTGTCAGCACCTATTTGATTTCCTCCACCCAATATAACAAAATCGTGTTTAAAACTTTTCAATCCTATAAAAACATCTCTTATGTTAATATGGTTTTGATAGTTAATACAACTTACAATTCCTACTTTTATTGGAGAATCATTTGATTCTACTTTTCTTAGGGCATAGGTCTTCTCTATCTTTGAACTCACAATATTTGCAATTCTTGTTTCGGTCTCCTGATATAGCATGATAGGTTATGTTTTCTTTATATGAACCATCTTTTTCAAAAGAATTTTCGACAAAATCAGTCAAATTTTTTAAGGAGTTATCTACGTCATTTGCTGTTTCGGGTATAGAACACATTGCTATTCTACTAGTACCGTATTCCAACTTCCTCGTAACTATCATAAACTTAACATTTATGCTTTCATAAGGAACTCCATATTGTTTTGAGAAATAATATTTATAAAACAAAAGTTGAGATTGTTTTAATACATCATTTCTCATGTATTTATTCCAACCTTTAAAACTTGTTTTGATGTCAACCAACACAATACTAGACGTTAATTTATCATATAATACTATATCTACATATGCTAACATGTTCACATCAAAGTCTAGTTCAGTAGCTTTCATATATAGTGGAACTTCTACTCCTAATAAATCATATCTTTTTTTGTCATAATATGAATATATATTAGGTATTAGTTCATCCATTATATTAACTCCATCTTCCCAAAAATCATTTAGTTCTTCAGGAGTTGTGAAATGTTCAATGCCTGATACATCTTTAGTATAGTTCTCAACCATAAAGGTTTTCAATCTATTCTTGTAATCGTATCCTGTTGAAGTTGTTGTAGAATTGTTCATATACAATCCTAAATACTCTTGTAAAGTTTCATGAAATGAAGTACCAAACAAAGTATGAATAGACGGGTCTCTAGTTCTAAGATTTTCTTTGTATGCTAATTCCCAACTTCTAGGACATTTAGCATACTTTGAATATTGTGAATAAGATATTCTACCAACACTTCCACTATCAACAGATGTTTTATATGACTCAAGAATTCTAGTTTTTATCTCCTCTATATTCATCACTTTGTATTACTTTTTCTAAATATACAGCTGCGTCCATTAACTCTTCTTGAAGATGTGTTAACCATTGTATAATGTTTAAATCATCCCTTTCCATAGTAACACCGTATTTATTTTTACCAATATCTGCTCTCTCCCTAATCTTGTTAATCACAGATTCTTCTATTTTACTCATTGCAAAATTTTTGGATTTGAAACTGACTCTTCTAATACTTCAAAACAATCTGCACATCTTAAAACTTGAATAGGTACTAATTGGTCATTAGCACTCCCTGTAGCAAGTTTACTTATTTTCTTCAATAATATTACATTAGTAAAGAATATACCTTCACAAGACTTACACTTTATTGTAGGATGCTCAGTGATGTCTATGTTTACATTCATTTGTTTAGAATTTCCATCTAAACCTAAAATCTTTCCCATTGAATAATTTTTACAAATATACTAATAATTTTTGATAAATACCATTTTTAAAAAAAAATTAATGACCATCTAAAAAATTTGTAGCTATTTCGGGTGGAGCTTTCAATGTAACTCCATCTAGGGTAGTTGTATTTTCCATAATATACTTTACTATTGGAATAAACTCTTCTATCCTGTCTTGTTCAATCTCTACAATTAATTGGTCATGTATCTGAGCTATTACTTGTCCTTTAGAACCTCTCTTACTTAATTCTCTGTTTATGTGCAATGCTGCTCTGTTTACTATAGATGCAGCTAATGATTGTATTTGAAAATTTAAACTTGAGTTGTAAGCATTCTTTAAATCTCTATATAGTGATATAGCACGTTCTTCTCCCAATTTTTTTACTAATTTATCTCTATGGTCATAGTCTAGTACTTTATCCCCATATTCATCAAATACTTTCTTACCTCTCCATAGATGTCTTACTCTTCCTAATTTGTTACGTATCATTCCTGTGCTTTCAAATTCTTTTTTTGAGGCTTGAATCCAATCAGCCACACCGGGGAATCCCTCCAAGTAAGCATCTCTAAGTTCCTCTCCCTCTGCTTTTTTAATATTCAAACTCTTAGCCAATGCAAATCCTGTCATACCATAAGCAATACCTAAAGCATATGCCTTAGCTTTCTGTCTCTTGTTAGCATCAATCTTTTTAAGAAAATTAGGAGCATTCTTATCAGCAGATACACCTTCTAACTTTTCAGTTCGTATAGCAACTGTACTATAAAAATCATGACCTTTATTAAATATTTCTTGCAAATTAACATCATTTGATATACTAGCAAATATATGTGGCTCTAATGATTCATAATCTGAATCTATGAACTTATACCCATCTCTAACCTTAAAAAATGCCCTTACCCTATTGTTGAATTCTAATACTATAGGGTCATCATCGCCCTCCTCTTTAGGTTTAGGTAACTGTTGTAAATCACTCCCATACCTTCCCGATACTGTACCATGCTGTTTAAAGTATGGGTAAAATATACCATTCTTATTCTTCTCTAACAATCTTTCTACATACGTTGAATATATCTTAACTAACTTATTGTAAACTCTAAGTTTAGTAGCCCATGTATACTTTGAACTTATGCTCTCAATAAATATATCATTAAACTGTGACGTTCCTGAGTCAGTTTTAGATATAGGTTTTAAACCTAAATAGTTAAAAGCTATTTCAGATAAATGCTTTTTAGATTGTATATTAATTAAATCTCCACTATTATAATCTATCCATAATAATAAACTTATTTTAGATAGCTCTGATACAGGAACTCCGTGGTCACTAGTATGGTCTATTAAGAATCTTTTGTACGGAGAATCTTCCAACTTTTCTATTTCTTTTTTAAGCAATCTTACTTCTCCTTTAGCATCTAAAGATAAATTTAAATTAGCATTTTTAACTAACATTTTAGCAAAGACACCTCTATTTTTTGGTGGGAAGTTATTCACATATGATTGCTCAAATATCCAATCTTTTACTCCTTTAATAATTTTTAATTCAGATATTACTTCATTTTTCTTTTCATTTATTACATTTAACATTTCATCCTTTGTCTTATGTAGCAATTCTATATCTAATTGAATTCCACGTCTTTCCATTGGAATTGTAACTTCCTTATATACAGGCATTACTTCATCTTCGAAAAAAAACTTATCTAGTTTCTCCTCATGTAACTTACCATAAAAAAGATTAGCTACTCTAAGAGTTAAATCAGTATCTGCTGCTGCATATTTAGATAGTATGTCTAAATCTGCTTTATAGATTTGATATTTATTTTTGGTTGTTGAACCTCCATTCTTATGGATACTATCTTTCAATTCAATCTGCTCCTTATTTGCTTCATCTTCTATATTTAATCCTAGTTCTTGTTGATACATTTGAGCAATAGATTTCAATCCGAATGGAGTTCCAAAAGAAAATGCACCCTCTTCTTGTACTGTGTGAACTGCTAACATAGTATCCATCCATAATTCAGGAAGCAAATCTATTCCGTATTGATTATTTATTATTGAAGTATCAAAAGAAGCATTGTGCATTACAACTTTCTTTTTATCTTTCTTTATCTTTTCTAATATTAGTTTAAGTATATCCTTAGAAGGTATACTATCTATATAACATTCCTTTAAACTATCAGATTCAGAGTCATATACTTGAGTAGGTATGTAATATCCATTACCTATTTTAGTTGAAAATGATGCCCCTATTATAGAATCGGTATGAACATCTATACCTGTAGTTTCTGTATCGACAGCTACTATATTAGTTGCCTCTATAGAATCAAATAATTCTAAAAATTCACCTCTAGTAAATACAGTTTTATATATTTTGTCCATATGCTTTTTTTATAACTAATCAAAACTCACCATATAAATCATATTTCTTTGGTTTTGGTTTCTCAATCTCCACATAATTTTCATGAATTGCATATAATTTTCCTTTTAATGGTGATAACTTATAATCTCCACTAAAGTTAGTAGCTCTCATGTACTCGCTAAGGGTCTCTACAAGACCTTCTATTACATCATCTGACGTTGAGTTATGTTTAGGGTCGATGAGAGTCCACCTATCGCCAGGTGGAACTCTATTAGCTATCAGCATATCTTCTTCCCTCAGTTCCTTATCTTTTTTACTCACAACTTTTGCAATCTAATATGTTTCGAGAAAATTCCTGTGCTGAACTCTTACTATATTGATAATACAAAGTTTTAACACCCTCCTCATGCGCATACATATATAACATATTTATATCCTTAGCAGATACCGATGGGTCTATTGAGAGATTTAAACTCTGTGCTTGGTCAATATATTTCTGTCTTTGAGCAGCTTGTAATACAATTTCTTTAGGACTTATCTCTGAGAATGTTCTAAAAACTTCTTTAGTTGGGAAATCTAAATGTTGAACAGAACCATCCTTCTTCATAATGCTATCCCAAATCTCATCAGTATCTAAACCATATTTTTGTAATTCTTTTTCTAAATATGGATTCTTGTATACTGTTTTTATTTTAGCTAAATCATTTACAAAATAATTTGATTTATAAGGTTGTATACTCATAGATACCTGACCTAATATGAAACTTGTTGACTTAGTAGGAGCTATAGCAATCAAAGTTGTATTAGCATAATTATCTCTAATACATTTATATTTCTGAGGGTTGCTCTCGTACAACTCCATTGATGCATTATCACATTTTTCTTTTAATCTCTTAAATATAGCATGATTAATCTGTTTAGCTGCTAATGATTCAAATGCTACTAACTTAGATTGTAATAATGAATGGTATCCTAAAACACCTACCCCTATAGCTCTATGATTCTTAGCAAAATTATGAGCTCTTTTCATACCATCTAAATTCTCAGATTTTCGTATGAATTCATTTATAACAGCATTCAAGAATTGTACGTACACTTCTATAGCATCTGTCTTTACAATTTCCTCCCAATGTAACAAATTTATAGAACCTATGCAACATACAAATGATTCTTCTGAATTAGATGGAAGTTGAATTTCGGAACATAAATTACTTGCTACTATCTCTGTAGAATACTTATGTTTAATGTTAGCATATGGAGTGTTTCTATTTGAAGTATCTCTGAACATTATGTATGGGTATCCTAGCTCTACTCTTCTTTGGATTATCTTCGCCCAAACTTTTCTCTTATCCGAATCTCCATTCTTCATTTCCTCCATCCAAGAGTCTCCAATGGTAACTCCATATTGTAAATTTTGAATAGGATTGCCCTCAGTTGCAATATCTAGGAAATCTAGTATGTCTTTATGTTCTACAGGTAGATATACTGCACATGCGCCTCTACGAGCCTCTGATTGTTTACAAACATCTACAGCGGTATCATATAGTTTAGCGTAATGGATAGGCCCGTCAGCTTTCCCACCCGTTCTTATCTCAGAACCTCTTGGTCTAATATTTCCTAAATATGCAGAAGTTCCTCCCCCATACTTAGACATCATGCCAATCTCTGTTGAACTTTCAAGCATACTAAACAAACTGTCATCCACATAAGAACCATAACATGATATGGGTAATCCTTTATCTTTTGCAAAGTTAATCCATACAGGAGTCGATAAACTATAGAAACCTTTAGACATATAGTTTTCAAACTTATCAGCAAATCCTTCTATTTCAAGTATACTTTCAGCTGCTTTTGAAATTTCTCTCACTCTCTGTTCAGCAGATTCTGATATGTAACCTCTTGACAAAAATGTCCTAGAATCTTCATTAAGCCAATAATAATCTTTATAATTCATTTTTTTTTCAGTTGTTTAGTTTAGAATAAATCGTCTTCAGTTATGGATTTTGTTTTTTTGGAATAATCTATTTGTCTTTTATAAAAGAAATCACCTTCCTTTGTTGACATAATCTCTAAATCAAACCAATGAACATTTTTTAATAAATCTTTGTCAACCTCAAATATACTATCCATTTGAATTCTATTCAAAGAATTATTAAATCTATTCATTATAAAATGTTTAATAGTTTCCTTTGGTAAGAAATCTAACTCTCCATCTTCAAAAATCCAATCTAATATTTTACATTCAGATTTGTATGCCTTTTGACATGCAGAGTATATCAAACTATTAAATTCATCATCAAACCATTCAGGATTCTCTTCCTTAACTATATTTATAATTTCAGCACCAAAGTTTCCATGAATATCCTCTTCCTTAGATGTAGCTTCTACAACATTTGAAATTCCTTTAAATATGTTTCTCTCTTTATTAAAAGACATCATTATCAAAAATTGTGAAAATAATGATACATGCTCTATAAATAGTGAAAATAATAATACAGATTTAGTATACATTTTATCATCTCTACTACGAGTACCATCTAAGTATTTTGAAAGGTAAGCTATCCTATCTCTTATAGCAGGGATTTCAACGACAGTTCTAAACTCATCTTCTAATCCTAGTATTCTAAGTAGTCTTGCATATGCATCTTTATGACGAACTTCACTCTCGGCAAATGTCATACCAACGTCACCAATTTCCGTTATGGGCATTCTCTTATACATGTCAGCCCAAAAAGTTTTTACATTAACCTCTATTTGAGATATAGCTAACATAGTTTTCTTAATGATACTTCTCTCAACATCAGATATGTTAACTTTGTAATCATTTATATCTGTAGTGAAATTGTATTCTGTATCAATCCAATACGAATGTCTAATAGCATCTTTGTATTTTAATAAAGATGGATATTCATATGGAAGAATATTTACTCTTCTCTCAAATATGTTTTTCTTTTTCATGATAATGTTTATTCTTGTTATGATTTCAAGCAACTATAAATATTATATATTCACTAAGAATTTTTGAATTCTGCAAACATATTGTAAAAAGATTCTCTTTCTTCAGCTCTTTTCGAACTATCTAAAGATGATACGTCTTTTTTAATTTTCATAGCATCTCCCGAATTTTCTCTGAATATTTCTATATTACCATTAGAAGCATCAAACTTTGTCGGAAATGTTACACCATCTGCTCCAAATCTATTTTTAATAACATGAAATCTTCCAATACCTAATACTTTATCTTCAGCTCTTCGTGATAATGACATTATAAAATCACCAATAGCTATCTTACTATAATCTTCAGATATTTTATCTGCTTCTATAATTTCTGAATCTAGGCTTGACCTATTTGTTTGAGAAGCTGTCCATATAGGACAGTTATATTCTGCTGATAAACTTCTAAGTCCCTCATATATTTGTTTTAATTCGAATCTTAACTCTTTGTTATGACCTTTTAATAAATCAGCATAATCTACTATTATCAAATCAGGTGTATTTGATTGTCCTATGCATCTATCGATATGAGATTTCATAGTTAATATCGAAGCAGTTTTTGCAGCAAACTGTTCTACTATTAAAGTTCCTTTTAAATTTTTTACCTTATCCTCAACTTTATCCTTATGTAGTAATAAATTTGAATTGTTTAGCCCTGTGATAATACTGTCATATCTCCTTGCAGTATATATTTTATTTAACTCTAGTGTATAATGTACTACGGTCTTTCCTGCAATTAATGCATTAGCACCTAAAGCTGATAGTACCCATGATTTTCCTGCTCCCGCAGGTGCTATTATTATCCCTAGTTCTCCCGATGCTAAACCACCTTGAAGTAAATCATCAATACATTCCCAACCTGTAGTAACTGTATTTCTAAAATTTTCACTATATCTTTCTTCAAATTGGTCTTTATATATATGACCTATGTCTCTTGTGTAGCCTGATTTCAATGCAGAATCTAATGTAGATTTTACTCCATCATAATCCGAAGCATTAAGTAATTCTACACATTCTAATATTGCTCTTTTAATTTCTTGATTTCTGCAAAAATCTACAGATTGTTCTTGTACATATTTTAAATCATTCGAATTAGCATACATTTCAGCCCTCCTAAAATACTCTTGTATCTCTTGCTTGAGTAGACTTTGAGTATCAGGCAACTTAGCTAATTCAGTACTGAACACAGTAATTGATGGGGATTGTCCATATTTAAAATAATAATCTAGTGTACTTTTTATAATCCACTGAGATGCATTGCTAAAAAAATAAGTTGGCTTTAATATATCCGAAATTTGAGTTAGGAATGCAGTATTATCAATTAACGATACAATTAATTTGTATTCGAAATCTTTACCGTAACTACTTATGATGTTTGTCATTTCTTTAAGTTTTTTAAATAATTTTTCCAAAATAAAAAATCATGTTCATTTTTACATAATTCTATATGGAAAAAAATGGTTTGTAACTTCTGTACTTCTAATTCAGGTAAGTCTCTCTTTGAAATTGCTAATATATTAGATTGTATATCCCCTGACATATTGGGTGTTAGCAATTGCATAAGTTCGTAATTCCTATAGGCAATCTCACTCTGATTTACTATATTTTCGAATATCTTTGCTTTAGGATTCGCACTGTACTGTATCTTACTTTGCTCTACTATATCATCTATAGTTATGTGTTTGTCTGTTGTATTTAAATTGAAATGCTTATTCAATCCTACTTCTCCAACTTGTTTTACACCTGCTATGTTATCAGTCCTATCACCTACAAAACATCTGTATGTTAAGTAATTTAATGGAGTATAACCATATAATGATACAGTAGATTCTTCCGATATTAATAGTTTCTTCTCATGCGAATATACAAAAGTTTTCTCATCTATTAACTGCAAATAGTCTCTGTCAGAACTCATAATAATTTTGGAAGATTCCTTACTAAGAACCTGTTTACATAGATATGCTATCACATCATCAGCCTCCACACAATCTATTATAATTGTTTTAACAGGCATTATTGATAGAGAATTAACTAATAAATTTAACTGCATTCTTTTAGATTCATTCTCATTTAGAATTCCTCTAGTATCAGCAAATCTATTGAAACTACCCGCACTTAATACTTTTTGCTTGTATTCTTTATGCAAATGTCTTCTTCTAACACTTCCACCTTTTCCATCAAATACTACATATATAGACGTTGGAGAATAGTCTACTATTGCTTTATATATAGTTCTGAAAAATCCTAGTATTCCACCAACATGGTCTCCTTCATAGTTTAATGTAGGGACAGCTTGAAAATTTCTAATAAAAACATTCAAGCCGTCCACAATCAAAATCTTATCCTCTACTACATTTTCTGAGGATTGACTCTCCTTAAACTTTTTAAATTCCTCAAATGAATCAGTAATCATCTTCGTTATCCTCTTCAATTATTATAGTGTCGGTATCCAAAGCTTCATTTATATTATACTTGAATATCATTTCATCACATAAATGATTATAAACAATTTCCTTATATTTTGGATTTGATATAATCTTATCGTAAAATTGTTTAGATTGGAATTTAATCTCTTCAAGTACCTCTCCTGTTTCTTTATCTACAACTCTGTAAGTATACCATGCACCATTTAAATCAACTATCTTTCTATTAGACATCTCATCCAACCATGAACCATAGTTGTCCATACCTGAATTGTAATAGATTTTATAGCTAATACTTCTATTGGCAGGCCCTAATCTGTTCTTCTTCACATGAGCAACAGACTCTACTCCGATATGATGTTTCTTACCATTCTTTTCTACAGATACTTTTTTACCTGCTTCTAGTCTTAGTCTAACAGATGAGTGGAACGGTATACCTTTTCCTCCTGAAGTTGTATATATGTCACCACCTAATGCTCCTAATCTTACTCTAAGTTGATTAGTAATTATAAGACATACTTTGTGTCTGCCTATATAATTTGTAATTTTTCTCATTGCCTGAGATATGATTATGGACTTACTAGTATTCCAACCTTGTTTATCAAATCCAATAGCTTTTTCTGCTTTGGTAGTTGCTCCCATTATGGAATCGATAACAATGGTAAGTAATATGTCAGGGTTTTTTTTCCTGATTTCAATAATCATTTGTTCTATAGTATCAAATATATCTTCTACAGTATACATTGATAAATACAACATCTTAGACACATTGACACCTATAGCTTTCATGAATTCCTCACTTGCAGCATTCTCAGTATCTATATAAACAGCTATTCCACCTTTTTCTTGGGTTGATTTCATTGCATGACAAGCCAATAATGATTTACCTGATGCCTCCATTCCCGAAATTTCGGTGATTCTCCCTACAGGAAAACCACCGTTTTTTCTATTTGAAATAGCAATGTCTAACATATCATTCCCTGAGGATACCCAATCTGATATATCAGATGGATTCGAATCTGAACCGTCTAAGAAATAGGCAACCTTATCAGTAGATTTTTTAAATATACCGTTTACATAGTCAGCTAAATCTTCCTCTATCGAGTTATGATTTTTTTTAGACATTATTTAGTTATTTGGAATTAAGTAACCTTTCGAATTCTAGCATAGCGTTTGACACTTGAGGAGACTCAACAGTCATCGGATTACTTGGAAAAGCATTTGATGAATTTGATGATTCAACAGTTGGTGACGGGATGCCTAATGATTGGGAAGTTCCACCACTATTATTAGGAGTAAAAGTTGGTGCAATATTACCTGCCATATGATTACCTATTGCCTTATCTACAAAATCTGTATTAGGCTTTGGATATAGATAATTTTCCAATACTTTAATCAACTCCTCTTTCGTTGGTGCTTTAAAAATATCTTCCAATTTTGGCACTTCAGATAGTGCTTTAGCACCTACTTCATTATCAGAAAACGCAGCGGTCTTATTAGGCTTAATCATAATTGAAGTACTAGGATATCCATCTCCTTGCTTCTTATGGTACTCAACATAGATGTCGTTACCATTTGTCAAGTCTGATATATCTCCGTAGTCTCCACTGTTTAAAAATTTGGCTAAAGTTGCATAAACAGCTTCCGTAAAACCATAAAATCTAACTCCCTTGCTTTCTTCCCCTCTTACCAAAATTGGAGCATATACTCTCAATTTAGGTTCTAGCTTCTTCCCTCTTATCCAAGAATCTTTGTTTCCCTCTGCTTGTAGTTTCTTAGCCCACTGCATAATTGGGTCATCCATTCCGTAAGTCACAGGTGAGACAATAGGTTTTTCTGATAAACCGTAATGGAAGTAAATTCTTCTTAAGGAGTCTGTTGGCTCGTGTGGGTAGGGTACGATTCTAATGATGTGTTCCTTTTCAGGTTTCCAAAATAAATCATCATTCTTTGCTGAATCTTTTGACGTTTTTTTATTCAAGCGATTAATATCATCTTGAATAGCTGAGAAATTAATTGGCATAACTTAAAAATTTTGTTTAAAATTAAAGATATATTGATTTTTTAAAATCCAAATTTACAAAAACTAATCTCTCTTCAAAATATGCTTCTGAAGTAGACTGTTCGTCAGCAGGAAATCTCTTCACTATAAGAAGTACATCCCTATAGTTTTCCCAATCTATTTGATAACTCTTATCTAAAATTCCATTGTTCAATACCTTGATTAATGAATTTAATGCATTAATGGTGTATAAGGTATTTGTGTGTTTCTTCTTATTTATTGATATAGTGTTCTTAGCCAAACCATCTCTCAAATTGTCTTCAGTATTATAAACTAATACCGAGCTATGTGGATTGTCTCTGTCTGTATACATATAAAACTTATTGTTATATATTTTATAATACGTTGATAAGTAATCAACAGTTAGACTCAGCGAATCATTAGAAGTAAATGTACATAAAAATTGTCCTTTCATAATAAATCTTTTTGGTTAGCATACGATGCTAAATAGCTCCATATCTTTGTAGTTTTTTCCTTTTTTTACTTTGCTATTAATTAATATTTTTTTTACATCTTTTAATAAATCATAACCATCTTCTACGTTATAATCTATTAATATTGAATCATAGGTGTATAATATCATCTTAGATTTTTTGTTGTCTAACAAGGTATTCACTCCATGTATAAATAGCATAGAAAGTTCAGTTTCTATCATTTGTATATAATAACTGAATAGTTTTGATTTATTCATTTCATCACTTACTGAAAGTTTTCTTTGGGTTATAGGGCTTTCTATATATCCTATAGTTTGGTACTGCTCCCAAATTTTTTCTTTAAGTGAATATACTTTATTAAAAAAATCTACATTATACCTATCACATAAGTCTTTATCATCTTTATATAGTAAAGTAAAACTTATCTTCTTACTATCCTCATATTGAGATTCTGTAATAGTATCCGTATTAAAATACATTTTTGCGAAATGTGTGTGTAATGATTCTATATCTGAAAAATCATAGTTTAATAACTTTCCAATAATCCTAATGTGATAGGAGTCAAAATCATACTCAACTAGATACCCACTATCAAATCTACTTATAAAATTCAATCTACTATCATCTTTTTTATTTATAGCTGAATAGTTAACTCCATCATATACATTAGATGGTCTACCTGTTTTAGTATGAATATTATAGAGAACTTTTATAAAGTTATTGGAATATTTTCTATTAAAATTAGAGTTGAAAGAATCTAATTCTACATACATACAATTTTTTTCTATAATTTCTATAGAGGGATAAACTACATTTGTATAAAATTCAGATGCCTTAGATATGTCTAAGCAATTTTTACAATCTAAAATAGTATGTATAAGTTTCTCAGACATTGCTACATATACATAATATGGAACATATCTATAGTAATCCAACCTCCTGTAATGTTTTAGATATTTCTTGAAATTTATAACATCTAAATCTACAGATTCACCACCCAACCAAGCTTGAGTCTCTAAATCATAAGATATTATAGATTTATAATGAGTATCGAATAATCTCTTATTCACTACAACAGAGTTCGTACTAATTTTAGGTAATTCCACATTTTCCACGTCTGTCAAATCTATAGGATAATGTCTTATGGACTTATCAAAGTCATCATATATAGACATGAATCCTATCTTAGAGTCAAGATAGTGACCATACTTGCTTGGAATGCATATAACTATATTCATATCTTGTAACTTCTTTATGCAAATATACTGTATTATTTTAAAATTTTTGAAATTTACTTATAAAATTCCAAACTATTTTTTAAAAAATTATCTAATCCTTTGAAATCTTTCAAGTTATCTCTTATTTGTCTTAAATTAAAATTTTGAACATACCTTGAATTACCTGAAATCATCCATTGAAAACTTACTGAATTATATATATTTAAATCTATTCCACTTTTTTTTGAATTAGATTTTATATTACTGAATTGTTCAGAGTCTATTTCTACTATAGTATTCAATGGTGAATTTCTTTTTTGCACAAAATACCTTGTTACTATGCCTACTGAATACTCCAAATCAGTTGGCTTTATTTTTATAGGTACAGGTGCTTCGTAACCTCCCTTAGTTATATTTCTAAGTCTAATTGTTTCTGTATTAAACGTATGTCTAGGAATTAATATTTTAGTATTAACCTTCATATCGTCATATATATATGCAATGTTATTTTCAGGATTTATATAATATTGTCCAACATACTCTAAACCATTCATAGTATAATATTCTAAACCTTTGGTATGTTTTACTTCTCTCATACTTATTATATGTTTAAATATGGACATGCCCTCGTGCTAATAGATGTTGTCCAAACTCCTGTAGCATCTATTTTATCTTCAACATCCATTACAACAAACCCAATACCGTTGCTAGGTCTTGCAAAATCAGGTAAATTTGTTGACGTGAATACATTACCCGCTATGATAGGATATGTCCCTTCCATTTCTATTTTCATTTCTAAATCAAAATATTCCATAAAACTAAATTTATTATCAGTACTCGTACCTCGAATAACTTCTATAGCATTATGTATTTTTTTAAATTCAGCCAATGATGAACATGCATCTGCTATAGTATCTTCACTGAAATCTTTTTTAGCCATTCTAGCATATACTCCTATTTTTTCATCTGTTGAAGTTAGTTTTTTTATAATTGATTTGTATTCCTTATCTACATTGTCAGGATACTCGGTGTCTTCTGATATTTTACCTGAAGTGCCTGAACCTTCTCGTATGCCCGTTACTAATGCTAAATCAACTAAATCTGTTGGTAATTTACCTTCAACAACTAGTGATAAAGAATTTCCATCACCTTTTATAGGGTCTAACTCAAATAATGGATGCGGAGCACCACTAACTGCTAAAGCATCTGTAATAATTAATTCTTGTAATTGAAATTTATCGTCTATTTTAGTAGGGTCAGGTAATCTAAATGATAGATTAACAAAATTACCTGAACATCTTGATATTCTCGAAAAGATAGTTTCAAAGAATTCTTTAATGCTATATGTAACATCTGAGATTCTATCTGTTTTATTTGCTTTGTTCTTAGTAGATTCTTCTCTAGCAGTATTTAATTCTTGAAATTTTAGGTGTAATTCATCTACTACAAATCTTCTACTTATTAATATGTATCTATGAGCAACACGGTCTCCTAAGAAACAGTTAGACTTAAAGAATGAGCCTCCTACTTCAAAATCTTTTCCGTTTCCTGCATTATTTTTATAATTTCCTGAACCTCTCCCCAAAAATAATACGGACGTAGGGTCTCCTGACCTAAATTTATTACCTAGCTTATTCGCAGGAACTGAGGAGTATGGATTCTCTTTTTCAAATCCAATTCTAAATTTAAATTTATTTCCACACTTATCATTAGTTGCCTTAATTATAGTTTTATTTATTAAATCTACAAGATATTGTAAGGATATATATTCGTGAGCATCACTACCTATACCTGTTCTCTCTTCTTTGCTGTTCATGAATGAGGATATGAATGCCATGAAGGCATTACTGCCGGGAAAATATTCGTATATCTTTCCAACAGGATTTCCTCCTGCCATTCCTACTGATTTAGGTTCGTACCCATCACTGAACTGAGATGTTCTCTTTGAACCGCCTTCCTGTAAGTCATACATTATCTTAGTAATTAGACTAGAAACATTCTCAGTGCCTGAGAATGCTAAACTACCATACTTAAATACTTGATTAGGAAATGCATAAGATACATCACATGATAGTACGTCAAGATTTGCTATAGCAGATGCAGGGCCAATCGCATTGAATCTACATATATATGTATTTAATTCAGTATTAGAATAACCTCCCGCTATTACATACGCTCCCTCTATTTTATTGGATACTCTACCTCTACCTCCATAATCAGAACCATTACCCCATTCTATCGTTATCGGATTCCTATCCTTCTCTCTTCGTAGATATGCCCTTGAATAAGTAACAAATTCATCAAAAGAAAATACCTCGAATTCAACATCTATCTCTAATGTTAAATTCATTTTTTCAGCTTTTCCTGTAACTCTCTTTATACTTAAACTTTTTAGCATAGCCTTTACAGGTCTATTAGTATCTTGATGGTCATAGCTTTGTTCATACCCCCCTAAATTAGATTGAAGAGACGGATACTTAGTGTTTGGCATTGATATTCTAGCCCACGCAGGTAATCTACGTTTATAATCACCACTAAGGTCTTCAGCTCCATTTCGCATATCATAATGTAACTTTTTCCGAGTTGACATTATACTATATGTAGTATCATCAAATTTTTGCCTAAGTAAGTCCATTTTCTATTAATTTTTGAATTTCTAACTCATCTATAGGATATGGAATACGAAGTCTACGTCCTGACGGAACTGTAAAACTACCTTTACCTAAATCATTTGCTCTTGCTATAACCCACCATAATGTTTGGTCTTTGTAAAATTCAAATGCTAATAAATCCAATCTATCTGATTTCCTAGAATATATATATAAATCGCTTTGTCTAAATGGTATGGATGGATAAAATGTAGAACTATATCTTTCATTCTCAGTAGACTTATCCTTAATTTCCGATGCTAGTTTTCTATACCTGTTCATTAGTATTATGTTCTATTGCTGAATATATTTTCCGCTGCTGATGGCATTTTTTTACCTATCCATCTTAGAGTCATATTAACAGTTGTTAATACAGGTAAATTATCTATCCAACTTGTTTTATCGTTTTCCCATTGGTAATCTAAAGAGTTTATATATCCAATTTCATTAATATATATATCTCCAATTGTAAAATTTACAAAGTTACCTTGAAATCCTTTATTGCCTTCGAAATAATTAGGTAGTGTACCTTTTGCTAAATCATCTAATTTATTAAACATTGATTGAGTATCTGACCTACCTCCTTCTGCAACCACGGTAAAATTTAAATCTACGTCCTTTGCAAATGAAGCTAGTAATACTTTTGAGTCAGCTCTGCCAATTTCTGTAAAATCTTGCCAATTAGGTGCAAACCTAGAAGATATAGTATTTAGATATGCAGGAAAAGTAACTGTTAATTGTAATGGTATAATTTTAAATATTAATTGAGTAAATCTTGGTTTGATAGATTTAGGACTATTTACAGGACTAGATGATATACTTCTTGATTTTGCCATTTATATAGTTTTTTTAAGTTTTGATTTCAATTTACTTACCGTACCATCATCAAACTCAATAACTAACTGTGGAGACATGGATATATACTGTTGCATTACATTTAGTAATCTATCTAATTTATAATTAATATTTGTACTTTGAGATGTTGTATTGCTATCTTTATATGTAGGATTGGTTTCTGTATCAACATTCGATGTATTCTTTGTTTTTATAGGATTAGAATTTATTTTTGTATCTACAGTTGCGTTGGATTTTACTGAAACATCTCCCAAAGTTTTTACATTTGTAGATATTTTAGACATATCTACAGATTGTAATGCCTTGAAACTATTAGCTAAAGATAATATAGAATCTGATAGTTGTGAGATAGGGTCAGAATATTGTAATACTTTGTCTCCAAAATATCCAAAAGATAATGCAAATGCTGCAAATCCAATGGATGCTGCCATTAATCCTAAACTTGCTATAACAGCAGATGCACTGAATAATATTAATGCAGGGCCCAACAATCCTATAGCAAGTACTCTTTCCATACTCATCGATTCTAAAGAACTTGCAAATGCTTGTATAGCAGGTGCTGCTAAACTTAATGCATATCCTAATGCTACAGCTGTTCCCACAAGTAATGCTAATCCTAATAGTGCCATAGGGTTAGCCATTGCAGCCCCGAATGTATTTAATGCTACACCTAATAATGTTAAACCTGTTGCTGCCAATGGAGCAGCAAAACCTAATGCTGCCATACCTATTGCAGCAGGTATAGCAGCTATGAATCCAACAGATGCTAATATTAATGCTAATGAACCTAATAGAACTTTAGTCGTACCCATAGACCTTAGTCCTGATGCAATACCTTGCAAATTCTTTTTTAACATTTCCCCATCAATAGATGCCATAGCTTTAATACCAACCATAGCAGGTCTCATTACTATAAATCCTAAGGATGCTAATGCTAATCCTAAAGAACCCATAAAAGTTTTACCCGTACCCATAGACCTTAGTCCTGAAGCTAAACCCTGTAAATTCTTTTTTAACATTTCTGCATCTATTTTAGACAATGCTTTTATTTGAGGTAGTGCAGGTTTCATTGCAGTAAATCCTACAGATGCTTTAGTTAATCCTGCTGCACCCGCAGTAGCTTTACCTGAACCCATAGATTGCAAACCTGATGCTAAACTTTTTAGAAAATCTTTTACAATTTGCCCTGATTCAGGTTTTATTTGTTTTGATGCTTTTATACTATTTTGTAAATCTGTGCCTATGCCTCCACCTGCATTAGCTTGTGAAGTTGGTGCAGCACCTCCCATACGACTTGAAACTGCTCCTTTCACTCTATCATATATACCTTTAGCTTTTGTTTTTAAGGTATCCATATTAAGCATACCTGTGATGTTTCCTAAATTTAGTTTGCTTAATTTAGAAAATGCAAGATATACCATTCCTATGCCACTTACTAAACCTATTATATTTTTTGCAGCACTCAAAATTCCATCATTAAAACCATCTCCAAACTTCTTAACAGCTCCCGTTAAACCATCATCTATTATATCATTTATAAATTGTAATGGCATTAGCAAACCCTCGATAATATATCCAACAATTTGAAATGCAACTCCGACTCCCTTAATTATTAATGCCATCACCGATATAATATTTGATGCAGTTTCTAACACAGGAACTAATGCTTCAACTAAAGGTAATACAGCTATTATAAGTGCATTTTTAATTTTGCTTAATGCTACATCAAATCTTTCAGCTTGTTGAGCTTTTG